ATCTCAAGTTGAGATGCAGCAAAACGAAATGCGCTAAAGTTAGCATCGGCATAAAGGCCGGGCATTAAGGATACAGTGTCAGGATATCTGACAGGAACAAGAGTCATAGGAACAACAGTTCCAGCAGCTCGAGATGAATAAAAGTAAGCGATACCGGGCACATTGCTAGAATAAAGATATAAATCTTGTCCAGCAGTACCAAGCCCTGCAAGAGGGACGGTTGTCTCATATCTTTTAGTAACAACTCTACCGGAGTAAGAGTCAGGAATACCACTAAAGGATGAAACAGAGAAGTCAGGGGAGGCGAGAGCACATTTTAAGTACTCGCGGCCAGCCGCAGTTAAACGTTTATCGAGGGTGATACTCTTGATTGACGGCTTATTCCGTCTCTTGTTCTTTTTATTTTTCTTTGGATTAGGTTGCACAGCATTCTTTGCAGGCATAACTTTAGTTTGAAGATTAAGTTTATTTCTCATGTGTATGGGATCCCGGCATGAGGACCGCGACTATACATTAATACAAATTTTATTTTACCCGTGTAGTCTGTCGGCATTTACGCTGTAGGCGCTTTAGCACGGAAGTTTTAAGAGACGCAGTGTCTCACCGTTTTGGGTAATAAAGTATTAACCCCAGATTTACTTCTCAATAATAGTCCTATAAGGGAAATGGAAAAGATCATCATCTCCCATCTGTTTATAATTGGACATATTACTTCGAAATTCCTTCATTAAATCACTCGGAAATCTCGCTACAAGAGTAGGAGAATCAAAAGATGTGATAAGCGTTTCCTTCTCAATACGAGCTCGAGAACGAGAAAGCAAGAGGCTTTCAGGCTGTGGAGCAATATAGAGTTCCTGGGTCTTATTCAAGGCACCAACCCGAGGGATGGCAACAAGTTTTGGAACACCATGAAATTTACGAATAGAGATTTCGCGGCCTTTCTTCTCTTTTGCAAAGAGATTAGGGTCAACGACAACTCCTAAACGATTTTCAGGATTAACACCTTCACTCACTAGTGATAGATACTTATTCTCAAGGAACGTTGCAAAACGTCTCTGAAAGGATGTAACACGTAAAAGTGAGCGATCTACAATATCAAGGCCCAGTCCTCCGCGAGCGAAGGGTAGGAACCAATTGAAAGTTGTTGATTTCGACATCTGAGTCAACTTATTAAGTTGTTTTTTATTATAACGAATGAACATCCGCTGAGCAAAAAGAGGATCTATTGCTTTACGGACAACCTCATTATGGATGTCCCATATAGGGAGTAGAGAGGAAGATTTACGACCACTGACCTTTGATTGGCCAGTGATAAGACCACAATTAAGAAAACCGATATCTTGAAAGACACCAGTAGACTTATGATAGCAGTATAACTGAGAATTAACTGTAAAGTACTTCTCATGAACGTAATTCTTTCCTGGTGAGAGGATAAAACCAACTTCTGAAACCCTCTGTTTCCACTTAATGTAGAATTCAGACGAGCAACGGAAAAGAATATCATCACCATTTACAAGAACAGGTAAGCTCATAGGCTTAACCTTCCTACCCAAATGTTCCTCGAGAACACTCCAATAACAACATAAATTAATAACACATAAGATAGGGAACGACTCCGTGGAACCCATCAACTGACCATTAGTCTGTTGAAATGGTTCAGGAGTTATAATTCCTTTACCTTTTGGATATGAAATTTCATGTTCATATAGTACGGCACGTGCCACATTTTTAATATCTTCGCTCCAGATTTGAGTCCGAAGGAGAGATTCAAAACATGCTTTAGTAACATCTAAAGATAAGTTATCTGTTGCGGCGGAATAGTCACCAGATACCCAGAGATTAAAATCCTGAATACCTAAATCACTTTCGCGAGAGAGGATAGAAAAGAAATCACCAGAACCTAAGGGTCGGCCAGTTAAGGCAAACCCCGGGAACCTCTGGAGATAATTCCACATCATCTTCTGAACAAACCTACTAGTCCAGTATGGAAAAGCATTACCTTTAGTTATGAGTCGAACTTTTAAGGGTTCGAGCACAGCAGAAACGCGAGCGGTCATATGGCCTAGATCTTCTTT